GGCAATAGCGACCATTTTATCGACTTTGTTGTCGGCCCCGCGGGCCCATTGCGCGGAGTTCCTGTACAGTCCCAGGTTGGACGGGGGAAGGGGTAAAACTATTAGTGGGGAGGTGAACAAACAATCTAGCGTTGCATTGTTCCTACAGAGCCTGGCATTTTAACTCCAAGCAGTGGGAAGAATTGCACGGGAAAGGAGAGCCCGGCAGCTGCGATTCGAGCCAGAGTGATATCGCATTCCTGGCGGGTGAGAGAGTTAACGCCATCAGTGATGGAGTTGGCGGCCCTTAGGGCTGCAGTGACGCCACCACGCAACACTTCAACTAGTATTTCAGAATAAGCACGATTATCGGTACGTGAATAAGTGAAAGAAGGTTCGTGGGGAGTGGTGAAATCTGGTCCATCGGAGGTGGGTGTGAGGGGGAAGAAATTGGGGGGAGTAAACTTTTCCATGTCAGTATTAGTTGCTCCAACCTCGGTAAATCTGGTATTAATCAAAATACGGTAGATCCCAGGTAGGTCGAATTTCAATATACGTTCATTGGAAAAGGCATCGGTCCATTGAGAGGCGGATCCGGTGATCAAGTTTATTCCATTTTCTACCAAGCTACTCACCCCGAGATTGCCAGCTGCATTCAAGATTGAACCCACGGTGACGCCAGTGACGGCTGCGGGTCCATTGAGGAATGCGCCAGAATATGTAGCGGCGTTTGTTCCAGGTTTAGGCACCTGAACTGAAAAGCCGGGAGAGTTGTTGAGGGCAATCAACTGCGGTGTTTGAAATCGGATTTTGTACTTAACGTATAATTTGCCGACCGCTGCCGCGGATGGCCCATCATCTAGTCGAGTAAATAGAGTGCCGATGTCGTTCAGACGATCAGGGGGAGCATCAACTAAAGGAGAGGAAGTTTTGGTGTAGTATGTTTTACGCTTGTTCATATCACTACGTGGGCAGTGTAATGAGGCGTTAGCTTTGTACACGGGGAAGCTTATAGCCCCCTTGTAACTTTCTAGTGTGGCTTGATCAGTAGGAGGAGAATCGAGAGGGTCATAATCGACAGCAACGACAACTCCACCAGGGGTAGTGACTGGTGCAGTAGTCACATACTGTATTTCCAACGACTCAAAGTTGTAGGTTTCATACATGGGTGCGATTTGCGATAACCAAGGGAAGAGCGATTGGTTACCTGGATTGATTTGCCAATGGACCGAGGTTTCCCCCGTTCCAGCAACTTGCTCCATTGTATAAAATCTTTCCTTGTGTTCGACAAGGACTCCTCTAGGAGAGTTACTAAATTTAGCTGATCCTGTACGGTTTGATGGAGCACGAGTGACAATCGCAGTGCTTCGAGGCGGTGCTCTACGATTGACAGGCGGGCGTTGATTCTGGCGACGCTTGGGGCGTCTGGCTGGTTGGTTGGCATTTGGCATGCGAGGGGTTAAAATTTTAAAGTTTGTTCTGGAGAGGTGTGTGTTAAATTACTAAAATATACACAATGGTCGGTCAGCGGGATCCGACATGTCATGTGGCTTCATGGCTTCCACTAATGGTGAATTAATTAATTTGACTTGACCCTTCAAGCCCCATATCATGTTTTCAACATCCTTTGTTTCAGTTTCAGTCAAACCATAGCGGGTGAGGAAGTACATTGGCCAATCAACACCGATCATAGGGCGTAGTTTCTTAATGTACTTGTCAATATCCATTTCCTCGCTAGTGGTGATCTGGGATCTAAGGAATGCATCCATGATGGGGCACCCATCGAAGGGCACTAGGAATGATCTAGCTACTGTGGATACCCATTTAGGCCGCTGTTGTGGGCTTAACGCCTTGATAGTCCAAAATAAGCCAATTAATTGTCGGCAGATTATTGGCCCAAATGCGTAAGTCCCATCATACCTGGGGTACCATCTGGCTGAGATAAAGGTTGTGTCCAAAGGATTTGTGAAACCACCGGCCTCAGGTCGTATCCCATACATGGCTTCTGCCTTTCGCAGGGATTCAACGTAGTTGGATGGTGGGTCCGATATAGCCATGAGCATATCATCGCCCATCACTATTATCCTAACATGTTCTAATCCGAGATCAACTGCTGCTGCAAGAGCTATTTCAGCATTGATCAACGAATTGCCTGATGAAGTGTCATTATGGCCACTTTTCCTAGTACCTATTACTGAGTAAAATACGCTAGAGCCTTTGTGAGTGTACCTGCCTTTTGTGTCATAGCACAGACGGTTGTGGCGTGCCAGTTCTTGATCACAACATCTCATAATATGATTGACCATATCAAGGTGTTCGTGACGCATGGTTGCATCCCATGTCTTCCCATCCCTTTCATAGAAATGGATTTTCCCTGGCATTGCCATTGCCTCGTCCATCCAGCCGCCTATTTGGTTGTGATCCATGCCAGATGCGATGGTAATATGTGCCCGAGTCACACCTATTTCCACGTAGCGATTGGATACAACTGCAGTTGCTTTCTGGAAGGCATAGTACTGGGGCCCTAGTGTTGCTCCTGTAGCCTTGGTTTTGTACGCTGCTATGCAGCGTCCTTTAGTGGGGTATTTATCTTTACTTACTTCTCGCTTCCCAAAGGGATCAACAAGGGAACATTCAATCTGTTCATTTTCCAAGCTGATAAGGTTTGCGTCAGCTTTGGAACCGGGGAACCTATCGTTCCAAACGTTTGACCAGTTGCCTCTTCGCTTGATCGTTTCTTGGCTCACATCCAAGTAATAATCGAGGTAGCTGGCTTGGATATCGTTTACAAATTCCTCATGAATATAGTTAGTGATTGGTTTGAGTAATGGGGGTTGGAGGTAGGCGTGCCTATTACAAAGCGCATTATGCATTGTACAGGCACATTTACTAACTGCATGGCCCGTGCCAAAGGAGATGCCCTCAAGGGTTGTGCCCAATTGAGGTTCTTCTTCACAGTTGCAGTCCATTGGCCCAGTAGTCCAGACTTTATTCTTGGGGTCGACGAGAGTGATATCGCCTTTACCCAAGCACACGGCGGCAGTTTTATTATTGGCCATGCTGTATATGCCTTCCATAGGAGGCATGTCACGGTAGCGGCAGTAGCCGTGGCTACCGACGCAATTGCCAATCGTTGGGTCCATGGTCTGTTGGCCCACTCGTTTAAAGGCTTAATGTATGCTTTGGCGCAATCACCAAGCATCACGTCGACTTGTCGGGCGCTCACTGTTGCTTCAATGACGCCCCTGGAAGCCGTTTCCGCGGTGACCTTATAACGAGTCATCAGACTGCCTGTGATGGACTTCAATTCACGCTTCGTATCTGCCAAGTTTTTCTCCTTACGGTTTAGCATGGTAGATAGGGCAGCGTTCACTATTTCTTGATTAGGTGGGGTGGGTGCCCAAGTGGTAGGTATGAGATCTGGTTTATTCTCCAAGCTTATCATCCTGTGAATGGTGGTGGTCAATGCCTCGCCATCCACACCGGCCATATTGGCCTCTGTTATTGTGATGGACCGCAAGTAGCGATTCTGTCGAATAGCTGAAAAAGCTGGTGCTGTTTTCCTCAAGGTCCACAATGATAAGCCAACTGCTAGGCAATTAGGTCGATAATTGACTACAGTTGGTGGGGGGCAGTAAGTATGATTAGTTGGATATGTCAAGAGTTTCTCTACGACATTCTCCATCGGATCGACCATGTGGAAAGTTGCTTGTGAAGTAGTGTGAGTCAGCTTTTCAATAGATTTATTGAAAATGCTAAGCCATCGCACTCCAGGTAGTGTTTGCATGGAATGGTCGTGCCTATCCGTCTGCATAGCAATATCTACCGCACTCGTTGATCCTTTCTCGTTATACTCTACCCTATGGGAGGTTCCTAATAATAACTCATTTAACCTTGGTACCACTAAAGTTGCAATAGTTAGTGCAGCTGTTGCTGCCATAGCTACTACTTTATAAGGGTGTTTGCCAACATAATCCACTATCG